CTTCGGCATTCTTTCTTGCCCTGTCAGCAATTCGCTTGTTTATCTTGTCTCTTTTTAGTGCAACCTCTTCGGCCCGAATGCTCTTAAGAAGATTCTCGTTTTGCTCAATAACATCATCAACGCCGCCAAACTTAGCAGCCTGGTCTTTTTTGCCCAGCTTGAGTAAACGTTGAATCGTAGCAGGGTCTTCACCCGTTGCCTTAGCAATTACGTTGGCAACGGTATCTGTAAAGCCCTCGACTAGCTTTGAGTCGGACACCTTCTCAATCATTCGCACTGTTTTCTGAACAAGCGCCTTTGCTCCGCCAAGAGAAAGAACAGCGCCACCGCCAATTGTTGTACCTAGTGCCCCACCAAGAAAACCACTAAGTCCTATATTGCTAAGGATTTGTTCAGCAGATTTAGGTTTATCCTTTAAAACGTAATCACTAAGTTCAATGCCTGCACCATAGATAGTTCCTTCAAGGCCAGCAGCTACGCCAGCGCTAACACCCGTTTGTGCAGTTTTTCGCAACAAGGAATCTGTGGCCGATTTTGCAATTAATGTTTTTGCTGTTTGCTGGCCTACTTTTGTCGATGCCAGTGACACAGCACCCGCAGGAGTCAACCTGGCAAGAGTAGCCGCGCCACCAGTACCACCAGTTAAAAACGAGGGAAGAATAGCCCCGCCAATTTCACCAGTAAGGCTTAAGCCTCCAAACTCTTCACGGTAAGCATCTAAAACGCGAGGGTCAGTTATTCCTGTTTGCGTAAGAACAGCATCGGAAAGCCCAAGAGTTACACCACGACCAACACCCGCACCAAAGGCTAGAAGCGCATTATCAAAACCGCTCCCATACTCTTGTCGGTACTCTCGCCTAATTGCGTCCGACTCTGATTCAAATTTGGCGCCTAAACTAAGGGCTTGGGCAGCTTTCTTGCCCGCAACCTTGTAGCCCTGACCGTTTGGCAGAACAATACCAACCTGCTGGTCCTCTCCAAAGGTATGCCCACCCGCAAGAATGTACTCCTGAACTTTTTCATCAGGTACACTTTCATAACTGCCTGTTTCAAAGTTATAGAGTTGCGTTGCCATTAGTCTTTAATCCCGAGTGCTTTTTTGATTCTTGCTGATTCGTCACCAGTAGCCGACGTAACCCCGCTTTGTGTCATTTTTTCCTTAAGCTCTCTGTTGAACTTATCAAACTCACCCTGAGTGAGATCGCGCCGCATTCTTAATGCGTTTCGGGCAAGAGTCTCAAGAACGCCCATTTTATACCTAATCATGTTATCATTATCAGTCGATAACGGCATACGCTCCATGTAGAACAGCAAATCCATATCTGAAATCTTGCCGCCCTCTTTCATTTTTGAAAGAGTTTTTGACAGAAGTCTTCCGCGTTCTCCAAACTGCGCTATTTTTTCTGCAAAGTCAGGAGCAAGAAAGTCAGGAAGCGATTGAAAAAACTTCTCTTTAGACTCTCCTGAAAGAGCCCAGCGCATGGCTTGATTCGCGTATGTCCCACCTATTTGTTCAAAGCTAGCTTTAAGCTCTCCGATACCATCGTAAAATTCAGCCATATCCTGAAAAAACTCAGTATCTTTCTGCTCCATCTTCCCACCAACTTTTGCTGGTCGAAGTTTTGCAGCGGCAATTCTGGATTCAAACTCTTTGTCTGAAAGAGTCATAGCGTTGGCAATTCGTTGTTTTTCTATGCCAGAAATAAGCTGGCCAAGTTTTGACGCCTGTAATGGTACCTTGTATTTATCGGCAACTTCTCCGAGTTGCATTTTGACATAAGTAAGTGCCTGCTCTCTTGCAAGTCTTTCAGCTTTTTCAGCATCACCGTGACGGTCAAGCAATCGCTTATAAGCATTACCAGCAGCAGAGGCGCCGTACTTTAAGTTCTGAAGCTCTGTTTTCTGGGCGTCAATGTCACGGTCAACCGCTCTGTTAATAATGCTTAAGGCCGTATTTGGACCACCCGCAAGCTTGCTGCCGAACTCACCAAGAGCCACCGCAATAGCCGACGCAATGGCCGATCCTGTGCCCTTGTAAAATCGCTTAGGGTCAATTTTAAAATTTACTACTTCACCAACAGCTTCATCTATATCAAGCTGCGTTTTTTCTTTTGCCTTTGCTCTTATTTGACGATTAACATTTTCGGTTTCAATTCGAGCCTTTTCCTGCTCGCGGTAAGCTCTTCGAATATCTGTTTCGTCTTCAGTCTGCCTAGCAAGTACCGACTGTTCTGCGAGTGCTGAGCCCCTCTCAGCGGCGTACTGTTCTTCTAATTGTGACCCTAAGCCTCTTAGCTGAGATATGCGAGCACCGTGCAAAGATTCAAGCCCTGCATATTTTTGCTCAAGGGCTTGCTGCATAGCCTCCCCTGAGGCTACTGGGTCATCTACTGGCCTTTGAAGTTGAACCGGAGTGCCTGCGGTAGAGGATTCAAAAAAAGCGCGAGCGTCATTGGCGGCTTGTCGGCCCATAACAAGGGCCGCTTCTTCGCTTAAGCCCATTGCTTTGTTTTCTTCATAGGCTCTTTGAAAAGCGTCGTTAATCGCCCTCTCTACGCCTGCTTGGACTTGCTGCTCGTCGGCTCTTTGTTCGGCATCCAAGGAAGCCTTTTGCTCGCTAAGGCGTTTTTCCGTAGTAGCCAAATTTTGCTCACCAACAGATTGGGCTCTCTCAAGGCTTTTTCTAATAGCTCTTTGGCGATATTCAGGGGTAGACGTGTAATCACGCATAAACTCCCCGCCTGCAAGACCACCCGCTAACCGCATTTCGGTAATAGACTTACGAGGACGCTGCCTTAAGCGCTCATCTTCTTGTTTTTTCAGTGCTGCCTCATTTACCAGCTCATCAGTTTCCGCGTCATAAAGAGGTATCTGCGCCATCACTTACCGCCTTTCTTGCCTTCAAGCTTTGCAAGTCGAGCCTTTAGGTTTTCATTGTCCTCGTGCATCAAGGCCATCGCTGCCAGCATCTTTTTAGAGGCTTCGCGAGTATCGACCATTCGCAAACCAGCCGGACCCCGCCTAATCATTTCTCGGCCAGCTTCAGACCGCTCTAGGTCTTGGGCAATAATCCCAGACTCGTTTTTCCCGCCCATATCGTAATTAGTGGGTCGCATTTTACCAAGCATATCTCGAAGCTCTTTTTTGCCCTTCTTCTCGGACACATTAGACTTTAAGCGTTCATCAGACGGAAACATAAAAGGAATAAGTGCAGCAAGAATAGCGGCGCCACCAGCAACGCCTGCGCCCGCCATTTGATACCCTGCTGCTCTTTGCGCTGCCGACTGCTGTGCTCGCTGCATCCCGGCACCTGAAATTTTACCAAGAGCTGCCTGGCGAAAAGCATCGGCCCCTTGTTGCCTGTCCTGGGCCTTTTGCATGCCCAGCGCCTCCTGGCCCTGAGCGTAAACCATTTCGGCTCCTTGACGCCCGCCACGCAAGGCTGCTGCCGCGTTTCTTGACTGCTGGGATGCCGCCATGCCTTGCATAGCCCCGCTCATTCGCTGAGTACCCTGCTTTATTTGCTTCTGTGCTGCTGTTTCGGTTCGCCCAAGCTCTTGCTCTTTTAAGCCTCGTAAATACTCTTCTTCGTAGGGATCAAGTTCACCAAACTGCTTTGGGCTAAAGGACTGGTCGCCAAAATGGTAGAGGTCGTATTCGCTTTGACGATCATACTCATAAACCCCGCCTCCCCGAGTGCCATCAGGGTTGCTTCCTGGACCCATATATCTTCTTTGACTCATTTCGTCCCTCCAAGAACCTTAAGGTATTCCTGAAACTCTTCTTGTTTTTTCGGGTCACGCATGGCCTCAATCGCCTCATTCATTGTCATGTTCCCCAGCTCTTGAAGCTTTGAAGAGGCCACGTCTTTCTTTGTCCCTTTTTGGCCAAGAGCCCCCTGCATGTCATTAGCGGGTATGCTTCTTGGCTTCATATCTATTGTTTTATTGATATCTGCCAAGCTCATAAGATCTTCAGGACCGGCACCGGGTTCAGGCGATTTTACCGAATAAGCCTCTGGAGCAACGCTTTTTTCAACATACGTGTCCATAGGAGCAATGCCCATTGAAGAATAACCTTTTGTCCTTAAGCTTGGAGCAGTCACAGCAGAGTCAAACGGTCGATTAGGGTCAAAGGTCTGACTGCCAAACTCACCAGCTAGGTCAATGTCTCTTTGAAGAGCGGCGTTTGTTAGAATATCCCCAGTGTCTAGAGTCATATCCATTGGACTTTCGCCCAGCTTTCTTCTGGGTCCACTTGTTGGCGAAGTCTGAAGCTGGCTCATGTAAGTCTGTGGCGCGTCCTTCATTGTAAGTTCGCCCGGAGAAATAGTCTCTCTTAAACCCTGGCCAATAGAGCCCTCTACTGCGCCATCATCCACACTATCAAAAGCGCCTGCTTCAATTGCCTGACCTATAAGAGTACCTGCCGCACTAATAACTGCCGAACCAAGAGCTGCCGGACCAGCCGCAGCGCTTGCGGCTTCTACGCCTTTTATTTTTGCTTGGTCAGTAAAAAACTTTCCAAGTTGAGCGTTGTGCATAGCCTGCCGACGCACATGGTCGCTTGCTCCCGCACCAAGGACGCCACTTTGAAGCTCTTGCATTAAAGCCTGTGAAATATCTCTGTGCTGCTTGGATTGCCGAATCAATCGAGAAATTGAGTTGGAAACACGAGGGTCACTTATTGCGCCCTGAGCAAGAGACATAACCTCGCCGACTGTAGCTGTGGGCCTAGCTGCCATTTCTTAACTCCCTGCCAATGTCTGCGCTGTTGGCAGTTTAAACGTTCCAGCTCTGACGCCAACCTCAAGAGCAAGCCCTTGAAGAATGGCAACTTCACCTGTAGCCGTATCACCCCCAAGCGTAATATGGAGCCTAACCGCTTTGCACTTTTGATGCTTAAGATGCATTCGAAAATTATAAGGGTCGTTATCTGAAGAGATAGCCTGAGAAAAGCTTTCAATCTTAGTGGCGTCGAAAAGGTTAACACTATAATCAACAAATGAAGAAACCGATAACGTATGAGCGCTCTTGTAATCGCCCAGTAACATGGCCCTGTAAACTCTCTGGGCGTTTTGAAGGCCAGCAATATTAATGTCGCCCGTGGTTACTCGCATAGTGTAAACAACCTCGGAGCCCGTACAGTTGTCCGTGTAATTCTTGGGGCTGTACTTATGAACATTTCCATCAGCAGTAACCCTGTACAAGTCAGAGTCCATGTAAAAAGCACCAACTCCGTAATTATCGCCGGAGTAAGAAACAGTATGAACAGTAAGTTGGTTGTAGAGTGTGTGGTAAACCACAATCTCGTTAGATGAACCACTTACAGTGTTTGTTAAAAAGAACCTAGCCTCATTAGTTCCTTCATCCAAGCACATTGAGTGTATTGTGTTGGAGCCAATAACGTCTTCTGCACGCGAACCCAGATAGTCAGTCTTAAGGTCCGGCAAGATTCTAACCAGCCCTTGATAGCTGTGTATAAAAGCACCGTCAGCAGAAGTCATATGGTCTGAAGCAGGCAAAGCCCCAAGCCCAGGGGCAAACCTTTTCGGGTCCGTAAACCCCCCTACATTCGCTTGGTCAGGCCCTTCACCAGTAATGTAAAATCCATCAAAATTGGTGAAAATCAAAAACGCCTCACCAGCGCTTTCAATAGCGTTAATTGTCTGCTTTTCGCTTCCGACCCTAGCAACACCCGTATCTGTAAAATTTATACCGTCACGAGCACCCATTGATTTGGAAAACAAAACAGCGTTTTCGGAAGTTGTTACAAAGGCTCTTTCCTTGTGCATTGCTAGGTCTTTGCATGACCCAACAAAGCTATTCATCGGAATGCCGCCCTCGGTGTACAAGAGCTCGTTATCTACAAGTTCTTCATCCGTCACCATTCCAAAGTCGCTAAAGGTTTGGTGGGCTGTGGCATAAGTACCGTCAATGCCTTTTGAGCCTAGGCGATGGTAGAGAGAACCGTTTTTCGTAGTCCGATAAAATACAATATGGATGCCTGTCGCGTCAGAATCAGACCGCCCTGTTGTTTTTCGGGTAAACTGGGGAACGTAAACTTTTAAAGGCACTAATTGAGTTGTGGATGAAATCTCAACCTTTACCGAGTCAGAAGGTGCTGATCGGTGAAGGTTTCCCATTTCATCGTACCACTCATAAACCGCCCGATACCTGTAAATTCCAAGGCGGTCTGTCCACGAGCCACCTGACCCTGTAGGAGTCTGAACCCCTGGAGTCGTACTGTCAAAAACAGGGAAGTTAAAAAACCCACTTTCAGCAACAGTGTTTCCATCGTAATGCTGGAGATAGCCACCCGTAATCAAAAGACCATTAGGCGTCTCCAGGGATTTAAAAGTGCGGTCAGGAGTAAAATCGACCGACACAAGTGAAACGCTGTGAATTTCTTCAGTTACATCCTGGCTTGTCGAGTTAGAGATTCCCTTAAGTGTCGTAAATCTGTTTGCACCAAAAGAAAACGTGGCGCCGGATGTATTTGTTACCCTTGAAAGACTTCTAAATAAATGCAGGCTTGTTTCAAGTCCAGATTGATGGTCGGAAGTAAAGTTTACAGGCTGCTCCCCTGTCGGGCCTGCCGCAATTGGGGTCCACTCTTCATCGGTTGAGCCGGTCGGCGGGGCTTTAAGGGTAAATAGATTACCGCTTAAAGAGTTGCGCTTGCCACAAGTAAATGACACGCAAATGTACCGCTCACTGTCGTAAGTAAACGACTCTGAAATTAAGCTACAGTTGTAACCAATTACTTTTTGATTAGCCAGTGCCGTCTGGTTGCCTGTTCGGTTCATTTCAAAAGAAATTACTTGATGATCGCTTGGCCGAAAGCTAGTTTTTGAACCATTGGTTGCGGGGTATTTTGCGTACTCAAGTGCAACACGAATAAGACTATCGGACTCTCGCCAAGCAGTGCTGCGCAAAGCAATCCCTGGCGTGTTTGCAACCATGTTTGCATCAACTGTTAAATCATGCTCAAGAAGCTTAAATTCTATTTCTGAGGCGCTCGCCCCACTATCGTAGTAAGTGCTGGTAATTAAAAGTTGCCCATTTGACGACGTTGATTCATTTAGGGCGGTTATGTTTATTGAGCCAGTGACTGCACTTGTAGAAGTAGCGTCAGGAACAGCTTCGTCACTACTTCCTGTCCCGCCGGTTCCTGAGTAAGTTGTTGTTCCTGAGCCTCCGGTCGCGGCAGAAAGCGTCACGCCCGCGTTGGTGCAGCGGTAATAAGTTACACGAATATCGCCATCAGTTCCGCCTGAGTTAGCAACAAGGCCAGCGACAACAATGCAACCCCCTGCATGATAGGTAGAGGTGTCAAGTACATGCGCCGCCGCAGTAGCATTTCCCGCTGATGTGGCTACATCGCAATCCCAAATAGGCTTGTCAGCGTCTATAGAAAATCCTAGAGATGCGGGACTGGAAAATGAAAGTGTGGTGCCCGTTGAAACTGGAATGGATATACTGATACCAGAATAAAACAAATTCCCCGCAACGTCCCAGTATATAACGAAAGCTTTTGAGCCAATAACGCAAACGTGTGGATCAGGGGTATCGTAAAGGGCATCAGCCGAAGAAGTAGTCAGGGTTATGGCTACACTATCGAGCTGCTCGCGGTGAAGAAGTTTATTTGTTACCGCGTCTCTTACTTCGGCGATTATGAGATAGTTTGTTGGGTTATCGGCTAACACTTGAGTGTACGCCACAATTGCAAAGGCAGCAGTTGAGCTATTAAAAATGTACCCAACTTTTGCGGGTCCGTGCTTATAAACCCCGTCTCGATTTAAGAATTCGTTTTTTTGTTCGCAAGGAATAAGTGCGCCTGCATCATAATACCGCTCAGAGGCCCCTGCGGTAGTTCTGGCCCAGAGGCGTTTTTGACCCGACACGAGCATAGTGTCACTAAAGGATGTCCCAAAGTTTGAATCTGAAACGGATGACCCATAAGAGGAATCGCTAAATGCTACGCCGTTGCCCTCTTTTCTAAACCCGCCTCGCTTAACTAACTGGCCTGCTTTGTCAAAAGAAACGTTTTCAGCCTGCGTAAGCTCCCCAAGAGGCACCACGCCATCACCAAGCTTTTCATTTAAGCCTTTTGCAAAAGGCATTGTGACAACTTGCTTCTTCAATGGCATTAGAACACCCACAGGTCTGATTTAGCGGTTACTGCTTTTTCTACCACGAAATGAAAGAGCAAAACAGAAGTTGATGCAGGGTCGGTTTTAGTCGAGCCAGTCAGGGTAAACACCTTAATTACGCCATCGGTAGCAACGGACTCTACCGCCACTTGGCCTCGAATGTCGTCGGTGGTGTTGCTAATAATTGATATCTCACCAAACCGAAAATAATCGTAAGTCTCCGCACCAAAGTAAACATCACCAAGAGTTATTGTGTAGGTGCCAGTCGCAGACTTGGCAATTGACTTTACGCCATCACTGGCACCGTTAGATGTTACAAGCGTAGGGTCGCCGCTTCCGTCGATTGTGGCTCTTCCATAAATACGAACAAGGTCAGCCTCGTCAGATACCCGCAAAGCAATAAACTCGGTTTTGTTTGAAGACGAACTTTCGTCGATGTGCAGCGTATGACCGTGCATCGGTTTAACCGGTATAAAGCCCCGGTACTCTCTTCCGAGGTTATGCTTGATAAGTGTGGTTGTGCTGGCAATTTCCTGGTCTTTAAGAAGTTTTCCCTCTAAGAGCTCAACGCCCTGGATAGACCGAAGTGCTTCAGATGTACCAACGTCCTTCTGCTCTCTACTAAAGCCTGTTTTAAGCGCCTGAACTGCTGGTGATAGTCGAGAGGCCATCACTTACCCCCTCAAATACCGTTAGTACCAAAATGATACGGGCTCCCAACAGAAACGTCTGTTATTGAGTATGAGTCGCCTGCATTGCGTTTTCCGGCAACACTTTCAATTCTTTGCTTAAGCATTTCCTTGCGAGCCATGTGCATTTGCACGTCCGACTCTTCTTTCATCAAGCAGGATATTGCGGCAGTCAAACAAATATACTCCTCAAAGCCAGGAATAATCGAAGTAAACTGTGAAGTATCGCTATCGTTTATCTGGTCTGCTACAGGGATATAATGTAACGTCGCCGACCCCGAACCATTGGACGGGATAAACTTAATTTTAGAACCCTGAATATGGTACTGCGTCTCAGCATAAAGCCGGTCGCCAGAATAAAGAACAGCTTTATGCCTGTTTCGTTCCTGGAAAGAGTAGTTCCTTAAGCTGTAAGTGCTGCCACCAACATCCAGGTCTACCCCAAGTACCTTATAGAAATCATCGGGCAAATTGTGTGTATCGCTAGATGCCAGGTTCATAGCGGTGCCTGATTTAACGTAATAGTCCTCGTATTTTTCAATTACGAGGTCATAAAGCTCAGCATAAGCCGAGTTGATATAATCCCGAATCTCTGCGTCGCTAACAAAAGTGGAGTTTTCCATATCCGCCATACGGCGAGCACGGGTTCTTAAGGTTGCCTCTGTAAATGTAGCCACAGCTTCCCCCTAAAAAGAAGGGGGCCGAAGCCCCCCTCCAAACTCAATCTTTTGACTTGTTGGAATAGATATCAAAAAACTCGCCAAGTGCTTGGCCGAGTGCTTCTGAATCTTCACCCTTGAAAGCCGAATGGACCTTCTTTGATGCCTCTTTCATGGCAATTTTTCCGTCATCATCGCCTTTTGGCTCTGAAAACTTCTTCTTCGCCTTTTCCAAGACAAGAACTGATAATCCATTAGCTGCCATATCAAGTCACACTGCTGTTTTTAAGCACCAACATAAAAGTCCATGCACTATTAACCGGCGCGGCATCAGCACCTGACAGGTTTTGACAGTTAAATGAAACCGTCTTAGCGCCATTAACATCATGAGCCTCAACACCCAGAATGAGGTTATCCTCGCCCGTGGTTGTTTCTGGCCCCAACTGCGCGCTTGCAAAAAGCAAATCAGAGTACTTGTCCTCAAGCGTAACAATCGCTACTCCGCCAGACCAGTTTCCAACGCTGTAACCTGCGCCGTTAGTCTTGGTGTTTTGACTGCTGCCATCGGTAGAAACCCGACCGGCAATAATCTTCACCTCACGCTCAAGCGCCTGCACATCTTTAAAATCTCTATTCGCCATAATTCATCTCCCTTCAATGAGTTAAATTATGCCAATTTAACGCGGCAGTTATAGCCAGGAGCATTGCAAGAAACGTTACCGTAAAAACCGATACGTGTTTCGTACGCATCCGCATCCGTCACGCGAAGCATATTCTGCCCATCAAGGTCAAGAATGCTAACCGCTTGACCAAGACTGTTTAGAGTCCAGGTATTTAGCTGAAGCATCCACGCAACGTTTGCTTGGCAGTTGTGGTCAGGAATGACTTTCATGTGACCACGAGGGCCGTTCACAACCAGTGCATCAAAGCCAACACTAGCATCGCTAGTCTTAACTTTGTCGTACTGAACTTTAGACCCAAGAGCTTTTTCAAGGTTTGAGTAGCTGGCAAAGTCCATAAAAACGTGGTCAGGGGCGCCGCCCTCGCGAGCAACCAAAGATGCACCCTCAATAAGGGCTTCCTCAATTGGAAGAGCGGATCCGTCAAACCGGTTTCCACCCAAGCGGGTTACATCTGCTGTACGGTTAACGCCAAAGTGCAAACCTGCTCCTGGGGCTGTTTCTGGGCACCAAGCCTCAAGTCCAGAAATCTTTAAAAGATCATCTGCTGCCGTGTAATCACCTGACTGAAAAACCGCATCACCCGCTGCAACGTCAGCGTGCATAGCGGTGCATGTGATTGTTCCTGTTACGCGGTTAATTCCGCTAATTGTTTCCGCGCCACCAGCTCGAAGGGCTGAAGCACCGTCAGCGGCAAAAACAATGTCCATACCAACTTCAAAATTAACAATGTCGGCAGGAGTTGCCAATGTAAATGAAGTGGCCCCATCTGCTGGGTTGCTGCTGTTAATTGTACCAATTTGACCTGAGCCATTTCGATACATTGCAACTGAAAGAGAGCGCTTCAAGGAGTGAATAGCGCCATCAATTTCATTGCTTGCATAACGAACAAAAGCGTCAGCATTGCCAGCAGAAGCACGAATTGCCTCATGTTGAATCGCCGCGAATGAGTAGTCTTTTACCCGCGTCAAAAAGAATTGACGCATAACAGACGTTGATGTGTTTGCTTGGCCAGTGCCAAAAGTAGCACTTCGACGCTGTGGGCCAGTAACAACAATCGGCACGGGCATTCCGTCGCCACCAAACTTTTCATACTTAGGCATAAGGGCAAAAAGTGGGTTGTGCTCATACGTCATCGTTCTGACGCGCTCAGCTTTGTAGTGTTCCTTGAGGAGGTTATTAACCCCTGCTGCGGATGTATCGATTGTTAATGGAGTTCCAGTAGCCATAATTTATCTCGCTTGCCCTGCTTCAATCATGCGGGCGATACGCTCCAGGGATTCTTCGCGAGACAACATACCAGTGTCTTTCTCGCTCGCCCCCGTAGCAAGTTGATTTGTCAGTGTCTTTGGTTTTTTCTGAGCCCTTTTTACGGGTTCAGTTCCTACTGCGTCATCAACCGGCGTTTCCTGCGACTCCGATGCTAGCTGTGAAAGCCCATACTTCTTCTGCAACTTTTCAGCCTTAAAATAACCTTCCAGCGACTCTTCAAGGCTTTCTTCTACAAGGTCTGCCGCTTGGGCTGCCGTTATTTCACGACCATTATTCTCGTAAAAGTCACGCATAAGCTGCGGCACCATCCACTGCATGTTTCCGGCACGTAAAAGCTCATACTTTGGTTCATTGTCCACGAATTTTGAAACTTGGTCAACAAAGGAGTTCCACTCAGTGGTTTCTTTTTGTTTTGTTGCCGCTTCTTCTTTTTCTTTTTGAGCATTAATTAACGCTTCAATCTGCTTTGCCTGCGCTTCAATTTTTTGCGTCATTACGCTTTCAGCAGGCAATTCACCGTTAATATCCTGGTGCAGCAAGTCTTTTATGCTCACCCCATTACTTTTTAAAAACTCTAAAGGATTGGTTTGAGCAAGCTTTCGAGCATCTTTTATTGCCTGAATTTCGGCTTTTAACTGCTCGTTTTCAGATTTAAACAGCTTTGAAGCTTCTTGTTGTTGCTGAAATGCTGCCTCTTTTCGCGCAATTGCAGCAAATGCGCTAACAACATCGGGCGATGGCTCCGCTGGCAATTCGGGCGACGGCGCCACCTCTGCTACAGATAACTCACCCTCCGGTGCGGATAATTCAGGCTCTACGGCAACTTCAGCTTCTACTGCGACTTCTTGTGCTTCTTTACTCATAATGTCTCCTACATTGGAATTGCTTGGTCAGCCCCTTGTGGTGCTGCGGCTTCTTCAGCCATTACTTGTTCGCTCATTGCTGGTGGTGTAGCGCCAGTTGGCGCAATCATGCCTTCTGGCCCCA